GTACTGGCTCTGGAACTCTGCAGAAACTTCTGCAAAATCTTGTGCCCCTCTTGTTTTTTCTCTAAGTGCGCCAGTAGATAAGTTTGTTGAAGCGCTTAGTGCTGCTTGTGCAAGTACCTCTAGTTGGCTTGCTGCTTCTGCAGATTTTCCAACTATTTGTTGTAATTGAATGTCACCAATTGTTTTTAGGTTTAGTCCAGCTGCTTTTGCAAACTCTTGATCTATCTGGTACTGTCTTACATTAAGTGCAACAATATCTCTTAATCTATCAAATTGTGTATACAAAGCTTTTGCTGCTGGTACGATTGCTCCTAGGGCTGCTCCAATTGCCGCACCTTGTGGTCCGAACATCATACCCATTGATGCTCCCATTAATGCCCCACCAGCAATATTTCCAGCGGTTCCAGTTTGTGGTATTGCTGTAGACGCAATTCCAAGACCCATCATTCCCATAGACATTCCCATTCCACGGAATCTTCCGAATCTTCCTCCAGCAGATGACCTAGCCATTGTTATCTCGCTTGCTCCTCCAGTTGCTGCAGTATTTGCTACCACCTGAAGTGCAGTAGCCTTCTCCTGGATATCTTGAACAACTGCTCTATCTGCTTTAATCTTTGCAGCTTTTAATTGTGCTATCGCTGCAGAAACTTTTGCATCATCTGACATTTCTTGTGCAGTTAATTCTCTACCAGCTGCAGTAAATGCAATTGCTGTATCACCTAATAGTTGTACAGCCACCCTTCCAAATTCTTTTGTTGAAGCAGTAACACGTTTTTGATAAACTGCTATTTCATTCATTATTCCACCTTGAGAAACTGCAAGGGACATTCTTGATATTCTTTCTACAGTTGTTTTTGACGCTGCTCCAGAAAGTAGTCCGCCACGCATTGCTGCCAATTCAGCTTTTGCAGCAGTTATCATTGCTGCATCTGATCCACCAGACTTAAATGCTGAAAGAATTTCAGCAGATGTCTTTCTAACAAGTGACGTGTATCCAGTTCCAAGTTCTGTCTTTGCGACCTCTGCTGCTGCTCTTGCTGCAGCAACTTCATCGCCAGTATCTGTAAATGTTTGTTTCCAGGCCTGCTTCATTGCATTTGCAAGTGCTGTTCCATCTTTTGCACTTCTAGAATAAGCTTGAGATATTGCTTTAAGGTTAGCAACGTGTATTGCTTGTGTTTGTGCATAATCTTCTGATGTCTGGAAAGCCTTTGTGATATCTGGGCCTATTCTCATTAAAGACTCTCTACTTCTTTCAGTTGTTGCAAGTGGCTCCAGCCTTGCTCTCATCTGTTCTGCTGTTGTTCCAGGTGCAACAATAAAGTTAGGCATTCTTTCTGCAAAGTTCTGTTGTAGTTGTGCTTCTGCGGATCCTGCTGCCATAGGTCTTGTAAGTGATGAAAGTGCTGATATTCTAGTTCCACCCAGCAGTTGTGTTTCTTGTTCTGTTAATCCTAGTTGTGCAGCCAACTGCTCTCTTGCAGTCTTAGACATTCCATGTGAGTACTCTATTCCAGCTGGCATAACACCAGCACCAGATTGGAACATTGGTCTTGGTATAAATGCACCAGCAGCTCTTTGTGCTGCGCCAGACATTGCTGTTCCTTGTGCAGCATTAAGATTCTTTAATGAATTTATTAGATTATCAATATTTTTTCTAGCTGTTTCAGCGGCAAGTGCTTGGTCATAGAAAGAGTTTGACATTTTTTCAGAGGAAAGACTTGTTGCCATTATCTCTTCTGTAAGTAACTGGAATTTAGGAGTTCCAGTAAATAGTCTGCCAAGCACTCCCACCGATTTTAGCAAGAATCCAAAGAAGTTTAGGAATACACCAGACAACATAATAAGTGGTCCGACTAATCCAACTAATGCTCCGACTATTGTTAGAACATTTTTAACTCCATCTGGAAGATTATTGAATCCATCTAATAATTTATTTACTGCTCCTAATACAGTAGTAAATACCTGTAAGAATCCTTCTCCAACTCCAGCTAAGTTGGCCTTAAATGTTTCTATTTGTCTCTGGAATCTACCAGATGCTGACTCTGTTAAAATTGATAACTCTCGGTCAGCTATTTGAGCTAACTCTGCAGTTGATGAGCCCATAAGTTCTATAACTTGTAATGTTTGGCTTCCAGCTTTTCCTAAGTTATCAAATAAAGCTGACATACGTGCAAACTGGAACTTTCCAAATAACTGCTCAATAGCTCTAGCTCTTGCTAAAGGATCTAGGTTATTTAATTCTTCTCTTAATGCAATAACTGTCTTAACTAAGTCCCCAGCATTTGCATTTACAATTCCTTCGATATTTATTCCAAACTGATTAAGAACTTCTGTAGTTTTTTGTGTTGGGTTAATTATCGATGCAAGTCCAGACTTAAGTGCGTTTGCTGATTCTGAAGCATTAATACCACCTTCACGCATGGCGGTAAGGAATAATGCTAAGTCTTGTACGTCTCCACCTAGCTGTCTTACAACTGGACCAGCTTTAGGAATTGCAATAACCAGGTCCTGTAGAGATGTAGATGTTTGGTTTTCAACTGCGTTTAGGAAGTTAATAGATTCTGCTAACTCAGTTGTACTTAAATTAAATGCGTTCTGAAGAGATAGTGTTGCCGCCATAGCCTCTTGTCTGTCTACTTCACCAAGCACAGCAAGTCTTGTTGTTTCCGCTACAGACTTAATTAGGTCATCTCCTGTAGCTCCAGTAGCTGCAATATCAGCAGCCAACCCAATGGTATCTTGAACAGATGCACCCAAATCTCTTGCTAGGGTTTTTGCCAACTCAGAAGTTTGATTTTTTATATTTTGTATTTCTGCTGCAGTCGCTCCACCCACATCACCGTATACCTTAGCCAACCTTGTTAATTGCTTATCTACTTCCTTGAATGCATTTGCTGCAGATCCTGCAAACATTGTTAATGGGATAGTTAAACCAACAGTAAGTTGTCGTCCAGCCCATTGTGTATTTTTACCTAAATTAATAAGCTCTGTAGATGCTCCCTGTATGGACTTTCCAATAATTTTAAATTGTTCTGCTCTTAAAGCCTTCATTACTGTTGGATCAAACTTATCTAATCCAGTAGGAGTAGAAAGTATACTTCTAGTATCTCCAGATGGACCAATAGATGTCGTTAATACTGATTTTTGTAATCTTACTTGATCTTCTGCAAGCTTTCTTATTAGGCCACGTTGACCTCTAGCCTGCAATGTGAATTCACGGTAATAATCTTTTAACTTAACTCTTCCCTGATCTAGGTGTCTTCCAAACTCTCTTGTTTGGTTTGTTACATCTACGAAAGAAGATGACCAAAGTCTGCTGCTACGCATACCTTGTATAAATTGTTTGTTGAGGTTGTCTATTGAGACAAAGGCTCCTGAGCCCAAACCATTAAGTTGAGCTTGTAGTGTACCAATTTCAGCGTTGGCTTTTCTAATCTCTGATATTAAATCAGAGAAATTAGCATTAGCATTAAAATTAATTACTACTGATTGTGCCATTTAATTAATCCCAGACTTCGTATCCTAAACCATTTCCGATACCAAAACCTTCTTCTTTGGCAAGTCTGCCTTTAAGGTTTACTATATCGTTTGTTCTTGGATCGTCTCCTAGTGCTTCCCTCCTGACATCATCAAATGATTTAGAACCTTCTGAACCACCTTCGAGGTCAACCCCTTGCAGGGCTGCTAAGAATTTCTTATCTTCTAAGTCCTTCTTATTCATCTCTTCTAGTGTGTCAATAAGTTCTTTTAATGACATCTTCTCTTCTAGTTCTTCATAGTTTTGCCATGAACCTAAAAGAAAAATTTGCTTTTCTAAGGCAGCGAGATCAAGTTCTTTCCAAGTCGTTGATGACTTAGTTTTTTCGGTTAGTTCTCCCCAACCATCTTGTTCGCTGCCGCTATTAAATTTGGGTCACCAAGTTTAATACCGCCGCACACCTCAATAATTTTCCATATTGTAGGTACGTCTAGGGCCTCTTCCAGGGCTTCTCTATTCCCCGCTAGGTCTGGCAATGATCTCTTAAGAGCTATTGCACAAGCATCGATAAAAATGTCGATTGCTTCTTTTTCATTCTTTACGTCATCAAGTTTTGTGACGACCTCCATAAAATCACGAAGGTATTTAATTGGAAGCGGCTTTAGTTTAACTTGCCGTCCGTCTTGCAGTTCAATCTCTACAGTATCATATAACTGAGTAGCCAAAATTTGACCTCCTAAATAGTCAATATAATTATACCAAAAAACAGGTTAAAAAGACAAGGCCCTCCTTTCGAAGGGCCTGTGCCTAATTCTAAAATCGAATTACGCTACAATGCGGTCAACGATTCTACCATATGTATCTGAGTAACGTGGATCACCCAAGAGACGGAATGTCACTGGGAATCTAGTTGCCTCGTTACGGGTCAAAGCATGCTCAGATGCTTCTACTGAAAGAACACGACGAGCATAGTAAACACGCTCACGGTCTTTTGCTACTCCACCGACAGTTGCGCCTGGTGCGTTACCAACTGCTACGAATTGACGTTCTACTGGCTCTGCGTTTAGAGCACCAATTGATAGGTCAAGACGTGCGTCTGGTACTGCATCGTATGTCTTTAGGTCATCTTCGGATGCACCGAATACAACCAAAAGGTTACGAAGTGTACCTTCTGTAAGTGTTGTTGCGAGCATAACACGTTGTGAAGACTTGAAAAGTTTTGCAACGTCTAACTGCTGATCAACTTCTACTTCACCGAATGTTGGCTCATACATAACACGTAGACCATCAGATGTAAATCCTACTTCTGACCACTTTGCTGTATCTAGAGCTCCTCCAGTTCCTGTTGAAGCTACGTATGATCCAGTTGGTTGTGGTGACACTGCGAATGGATCTAATCCATCTTGGTATGCATCTGTCCAATCAGCTGTTGTTGAATCCTTTTTTGATATATAAATTCTAGCTGCACCAATAATAATATTACGAACATTAGTTGCCATTTATTTTATTTCACCTCCTCCTTTTTATGGAATGTGGCTTGCGGCATTTCCTCATACCCAATCATATCTGAATAGCCCTTATTAGGCAAATCTTCCGTTCTGATCTAAATCTCTGGAGTATGAGTACGTTATTGCTATATCTGCCTCTAAACGCCCTGCCAATTCTTCTGCTGGGTTAGGAGAATTTGCCTCTGCAAGGGTAAAATAGTGGTATTTAAATGGAGTTGTTGGGTCTAAATTTTTAGCATAGGAATTCATTGTTTTTGCACTATCGTCAAAACGTCTGAATAAGTCTATCATTAAGTTAGTTATTGTTATCACCGTATTATATGAGTTTGCATATATTTTAAATGTTAATCTTTCGTTGCATATAAACCAGTCTGTATCATAGCCAACAACATCTAAGTCATAAACAATATATGGCAGTGGACTCTCTCTATTAACAACAAATTTGTTTTTAAATGTATCTTGTTCTTGTACTGGAATAATTGGAATATAACTAACATTATTTTCTCTATAGTCAGAAGCTGTTAATATTCCAGCAGCTTGTAATTCTGCCCATAACAGTTTTCTTACTTCCCATACCGCACCCTTAGAATAATCAGCCAACTATTTCACCATCCAATAATGCATAAGTCTTTGTAACTTGTCTTATATGTCTTGCTGTATTTGAAACAGCCGCTGCAGACATTGAGGATCTTGATGACCCAGATACTCCTAAAAGTGTTTGAGATGCCGCCATTTTTTGAGCAAGCTCGAGTCTTTTTATTAATCCAGATGCTTCGATATCAATATTTAAATTATTAGACACCTTAAACCTATCCATAGTTTTTCCAAAAGCACCACGAACTTGTTTTCCACCAGGAGATTTTACAACTACAAATCTTCCTTTTGGTATGAACACTGGCTCACCACTTGAAGAATAAAAGAATAATGCATCTGCTTTTTTAGGTGTAATTTTTACACTTCTACCCTTTTCCATAACATCTGCCTTAAATGTAAATTTACTTCTACGAGATGTACCATTTTTAATAGGGACAAAGGTTCTTGATTGCTTGAAGTCTGCTGATAAAGATATTGTGCCTGTTTTATAACCTGAGCTTAACTTCCATAGTCTTCCAAGAGGCTTACCTATCTGATTCCATTCATATACGTGATGCATAGATGAAGGACTAAGTCTTGCTTCAGTGTCTATAAATCTAGATAGTGATCTATGTGCTATTGCTGTAACAGCCATTCCAATTTCATTATTTACAACTGGTTTATTTGGAGCTTGTGCAATACCCTGCATATATGCAGTAGCATTTTCTATTACATTTGCGGCATCTGATTTTATATTAAGTGAGGGCATTCTGAATATCGCTCCTCTGTAAAGTACTTTCGTACTCCAGTGTTTGACCAAACCCATCTATAATTGGAGTTGATCCAACTACTTCAAATATTGTTGCTGGGCTTCCAGAAATCTCTGCCTCTTCCCAAATGACATTATCTTCTAAATCTCTAACATTACTAATTTTTGCATTACGTGGTAGTTTGGTTAAAGTGTTTACTTTTATAATTTCCTCTACCATATATCTTGAATCTATCGTTCTATCATTTGAAGGACTTCTAACTCCAGTAGAAATTATAGACTTAGCTAGGCATGGTACAGTTTCTGTATATGCCCATTGACGTCTTATTTCTCCGCTGTTTGGATCCTGTGAAATTTGAACACGATATATGTCTAACTTCATAGCATATTTAGCCTCTACAGCAAAATATCCTATCATTAGATTACCGCCATACTAGTAGACTTATACTCGTCAAGAAGCTTGTCTACGTAAAAATTACCTGTTCCCCTAAATGCTAACTTAGATAGTTGAATATCTGTATCTCCAAAGGATATGTTTTGGACGTATCTTGCTCTCCAAATATTATCTTTTCCAAAGAAATCTTTCATTAGCATCAGTGCAGCTAATTGAACTTTTTCAGGTACAGATTTCCAGCCAAAAATACCGCTTATGTCGTATCTGTAGCCGTTCAAAAAGCTACCTTTTGAAGGATAAACTAGGTCTTTTTGTCCACCCTCAGATATATCATTTGTAGAGTATATCCTTATTGAATGATTAGTTTCAGTAATTTCAATTGGATATCCAAAAACATTTAAGTTGTTGGATGTGTTTACAACAGTCTTGTTATTCTCTTTTAGCTGTGTGAAAGATATTATTCTTTCTCCTAGGTATAAAACATCTGAGTCCTGACCATATGCAGTTATAGACCCCTCATATTTTCCAAATTTATGACCAGTATAATTTTCTATCATAAACCTAGCAAATCTTTCAGCTTCTGCCATTTCATGGAATGGTTTATAGTTTGCATCCCCTATTTCACGGCCTATTTTAAGTTTTGTATAAGCCTCAGAAATAGAGATATATGGAGTTACCACATTGTAATAGTTAATGGTTTGCATAGTATTTCCATCAACAGCATATGACCATACAGCTTTTATAGTCTTATCTACTGGAAGGTAATTGTCTAATATTGAAAACCCATAGTGACCTTCGTCATCTATTTCTGGTTCGGCAAAGGCGTTAAAAAGTTGAACGTCAGTAATGCCGTCATATATAGTTACTATGGGGTTAGAATCTGTTGCTCTTAACTCACCATCCTCATATACATCTAAGTATATTTTTTGGGTAAGACCTGTGTATAACTCCATTTAAATCAGGAATAAAACTCCTGAACCTCCTTGGGTGTAGCCAATCTAAATCCTTCTTGGCTATCAAAAATTTCTTGAGCCTTTGCCTCAGACATAACAATAAATGGATTTTCTTTTGTAAAAGTAAATTCATTAACATCATATCTAGGATTCATACGCTCCATTTTTACTAAAACTTGACCGTCTGTTGGGGTCTCTGGTGCAACCTTTACTTTACCAGGTGATAGCTCTGGGTCTGCTTTTTCTGCGTTTGAAAATTTATCATACATTTCAAAGCTTATGCCCTCTTCTGTAAGAAGGGCTACTAGGTCGGCTTTATTATTTGCAGTTTGGTGATCTACAGCGAAGGTTTCTGCTACCTTTTGAAGCTCCTCGAGCCTCATATTATTGAAAGACATTAATTCTCCTCTCGTCTTTTCTTTACTAATTATAGCACCAAAAATGACTAAAGGGGAGCCCTTTCGGGCCCCCCAGTAGACTATTTAGTTTTTAAGGGTTGTTATGCAGAAACTTTTACGTTCTTGACCACAACAAATGCCTCTGGATTCTCAATTGCACAACCTGTTCTGATGAACATTGTGTATTCAATTGTGTCCTTCTTTGGCTTGAATTCACGGTAAACCTGGATTTCACGCTTTACACCAACAACGAAGTTGTTAGCGAAAGACAAGTGAATGTCTCCGTGTTGTCCTGTTGTACCTGAGTAATCACCAGCACGAGTTTCATCGATTAGAGGAACCTCAACTACTGGAATACCAAATGCAAACGGTACTACACCGCCTGGTGCACCTGCTGGTCCGTTTGGATTTCCACGAAGAATTGAAGATGCAATGTCTTCTGGAGTTCCACCTGAACCGATAGTTGTCAAGCTGTATAGATAATCCTGTACTAGGTTTGAACCTGTAAAGAAACGTAGCTCATTACGACGTTGCTTGTACTTACGTGGCAATGCCTTAATTGCGCTATTGAATACTGCCTTGCTGATTGTTGCACCACCAGCGTTTACGACGTTAGCACTTGAAAGTGCTAGCGAACGGAAACCTGCGAATGCTGACATCAAACCAGTTCCAGTTCCAACACCATTGATCAAAAGATCTTCAATGTCGTTACCAGCCTGTGTTGCCATCAGACGTGCAATGTGATCTTCAAGATCAGCACCTTCGATATTATCTTCTAGTGCTTCGCTTGATAGTTCCCAGTCAAGACGTAGTTTCTTTGTTGTTAAAGAAATCTTTGTGAATGTAACTGCTGCGTTTGTAGCTGTGTCTGTAGACTCAGTTGCAACTGTCATCAATCTTGTTCCAACGCCTACCTTGTCAATATCAGCGGTATTAGAACGCATACGAATGGTTCTGGCTGCACGGGCAAGGATTGTAGCATCAAACATGTAGTCGATGAAACGGTCAGATTGCTCTTTTGTTAGCAAACCTCCGCCACCTGCTCCAACGTCTGTTGTATCTACTACTTTTTGTAGGATATCGCTCATTATTTTATTTCACCTCCATCATTTTTATAGATTTATTAGTCAATGTTACGGACGCTGAGGAAATGCCCGCCCCACTTACTTTTTGTTATTTTAACATCTGACCCGTCCAGATCAGAAGACTTTTTTATTGCTGTATCACTTTCAACTCCATCAATGCGCTTTTCAACGCTAGAGATATGTGATTTGATATTACTTACTGCTTGTTCAAGCTCGTTGTATTTATTTGTAATTTCAGCAATTTTTTCATCAACCTTTGTAGACAAGCTTGAAACTGCTTGTGCGGTTGCTGTTTTTGTTATCTCTGCCGAGAAGAATGCTTTCATATCGTCTAACATTTTTGCAAAGTCAGTCTCTTCAACTTCAACTTCGGAAATGTTAGCGGCCTCTTCTACAGCTGCAGTCTCTTCTACTGCTGGAGCTTCTGCTACTTCTGCTGCTGGTGCTTCCTCTGCATCAGCTGATTTAGCAAGCTCTGCTTCTGTTACTTCTTCAACTTCGGCTACTGCTTCTATTTTTGTTTCTTCTACTATTGTAGTTTCTGCCACAGTAACACCTCCTTCGGTAGTTTCGTCATTTTGCCCAGATTGCTTTGCAACAATATTTTCAGGCAAAACTGATCTTGAGGATTTATATGCCTCAAGAATTCTTGTTATCTCTAAAGATTTATTTGCGTCATTTGTTTCTACCCATCCGATTAACTCTAGGTTGTTTTCTGATGTTGGTGATTTAAATTCTGATTCTGTTGATAGGAAAATTGAGTCTGTCTCTTTATCGTAAAAAACATTTTCTACTTTTACATCTGTAGCAATTCCTTTATAGACTGTTCCGTCTGCTGTTTTTTGAATTGACAATACATTGGATAGCTGGTTTGCTGGATTATCTACTAAAGATAATTCTGTTAAATCATAGTCTTTAATAATGCGAACTGTTTTTTCTAGCTCTTCAATAAATTCATTTTTTGCCTCTTTGACATTTCCACCAATTGAAAATCCTGATAGTGTTCCGTCTAATACTTTTTCCCATGTATCTTGTGCGCCTTTTGAAACATAAACATTTACAAATACTCCGTTATGTTCTTTTCCGCTAGCTTTATCAAATAGTGTTTCTTTTCTAAATGAAACCATCTTACCCACTGCAAGTGGTTGATGCATTTCACGAATATATCCACGGAATCTGT